TTTTTTGCTGATTTTATTACGCTATCGATAAGCCCGTTATTTTTCGCATCCGCCGCCAGAAACACCCGGCCATCCGCCAGTGTGCGGACCGCTTCGATGCTCATATTTCTGCCCGAGCTTACCGCTTTAATGAAGTTTTCAGCCATCCCGTTTACCACATCCTGCACTGCGGCAATCTGCTCATCTGTTATCGGGGCCGCGATTACTCCCATCCCTTTATGCTCACCGCTGCGTATGACAATAGTTTTAATTCCCGCCATCTCCGCCGCCTTCGAATAATCGTCATAGACCGTAAATACCCCTATCGCCCCGACCTCGGCATTAAGATTGGCGGTGATTGATTTTGCCTGAGATGCAAGGTAATACGCCCCTGATGCCCCGAGGTCCTCTATCTCTGCCATGACTGGTTTGACCTTTCCTGCCGCAGCGATTGCATCTGCTGTTTCCGATGTTCCCGCAACCGTCCCCCCCGGCGAATCAATATGCAGCAGTATCGACTGCACTTCCATTTTGCCGATGGCATCCGCCAATTGCCGTCTGATTTGATTGTAATCGGTCGTTTCAATTCCGAACCACGCCAGCCAGCTCGGCGGGTTCTTCATCAATATCCCGTGTATATTTATTATGGCGGTATTGTCATTTATCTGCATCTCCGCGTTGTTCTCCTGGTTTTCTATCTTCATCAGGGACGCCAATACATCGGCATCTATATTGAACAGCTTTGCCACAAGGGCCGCCATTGCCCGCTGCTCCATCATCCAGATTTCTTTTTGGATTTGTGAGATAATCGGGTTAATCATATTTTCTCCCTGAAATCCTCATAGAGCTGCGGATTTTGCCTTCTGACTTTTTTTAGTGCCTCTGTAACTGTAGTTCCTTCCTTTTGAGCCAATTGTTTCGCCGCTGAAATAAATCCTCTCGAATTTTGCCCCGGCCCCGGCCGTTCTTTTCTCCGCATTTGTCCTCCGCATTCGGGGCATTTCAGGTCATTGCAATGTTTTTCGCTGTCCATTTCGTAGCCACACTCGATACATTCGCAATGATAGGTAATCTCAGCTTTCTTTTGTGACATTCGTCAATCCTCTTTTTCTTCATTCTCATCTTTTGTTTGTTTGGTTTTGTCTTTTTCCGTAACTAAGTTTATCTTATTGTTCGGCGGCTCGAGTCCGGCGAATATCTGCCACGGCACTTCCTGTCCTGTTTCATTTTTGATGCGCTGTACTCTTTCAATTGCATCCTTAATTTCTGCTTCACGGGCCTCAACTACATCTTCCCGCTCGGTTTTTAATGCCTTACAAACATTCTGATGCGTCGTAAATCCTCTGTCCACCTTGGCTCCATACGCCTGTGCCTCCTTGAGTTGGTCTATCCATGGGAAGATCGGCTTTATAAAATCAAATTTAATTATCTCATTTTTTGAAAGTTTTAACTTTTTCTCACTGAGCCATTGGTTCAATTTCCATTCCACTAATGGCCTGTAATAGTAATCCTCGAGCATGTCCTGATAATCGAGGAACATCTCGTATGCCTGCTCTAATACCGCCCGTGACTGTGAGTAATTCGATTTTGTCCAGTCGAGTAAGATAATTTCAAGTGGCAGGCCCAGCGGTAGTCCCAGCAGCCGCAGGAATGTCCGCAGGGATTCGCTGAAATTCTTGCCGGGTATATTGCGTTCTATGCCTTTTATTTCATCATTCGGGTCGCCGCTGACTATTATGGCATAACCCATTTCCGTTATCCTTGTGGTTATACTGCCTGCCGCCGCGGTGCCGGTCTTATTAGGGTCGGCCTTACTAAAATTATATGCCCCTCCTGCCCCTTCTTTGCGGTTATTTATAATCGCAAAGCGGGCCAGAAGCTGCCAGGCAATCGCCTCCGAATCGCAGACATCGTTTATTCGATGCAGCATGGGAAAGGCCGACTGGCACGGTGGCACTCCGCGAATCGAGCTTGCCCGCTCAGGATTTGTTATAAAAAGCACATCCTTCGGCTTATAACTTTTGGAATGACGTGTGTCCGCCATCCCGTTTTTATTATAAGGGCATATCCAGAATTTCGTCGGCCGGCCAACATCATTTTTTTCGATTCCATCGGCATTTGATTTGCTCGCTATCTGCTCTGCCTCGATTAGCTGGATAAGCCCTCCTCTAACCAGGATTGCTGCCGTATCACCGGCGGTCAATATCTCTCTTAAAACCATCCTGTCCGTTTTTTTGCCGGTAAGCAGGTGCCGAATTTCGGGCCAGCGATGATGTTGTTTCCATAATTGCTCTGCGTCGGTATTAAACGTTTTGTTCTTTGTTCTTATTTGCAGGGTGAAACCATCACCGACAATATAGCTTACCGATTTTTCAATCATCCCCTTATAAATGGCATTATTGCGCATAAAGTCGCGTGACTGATTGATGAGTTTTGTTCGGTGGTATTTTTCGTGCCGTTCACCTGATGCCGCCGAATAGCTCCTTCCCTCTCTTGAAGCCACGGTTGCCGACCTGTATCCGAACATGCCGTAATAGCCAGGCCTGCCTTCGATAACAATTTCCCTTTTTCGGGTGGGGTTCTGGCCGACCAGCAATTTGCTTTTACCCGCAGATTTTGTGCCGGCCTTTTTCACGTCAGCATCCTCCCCTGTACGAATGGTGCTCGATTAACAGAATTCCCGTGCAGTGAAATATAGCCGGAGAGTTTCTCTTCCAATCGTTGTAATGATTCGTAATCCAGTGAGCGGTCATTCCTGGTAAATCTCGTGGGCCTGTTAGCTAAAAGCCATCTTACCGCCTCGAGCGACAGCACCGCCTTTGCCGGATTGCCTTCCCAGCTAAGATTATCGTTATATTGTGCTATTGCATCGGTCCGTGTAGATGAGCTTGTCAACGACATATTTTCCTCAAAATAAGAAGCGGCTGGTGGAAGGTTGGGCTCCCAACAGCCGCTTCAATTTCTGTTTTCAGCCGGTTAAGTGATCAGCTTAACCGAATTGATATTTACTTTTCAATTTTATTATAGCACAACATCCAGCGTGTCAACCCCGAAAAATCACAAAATATGGTGGATTTATGAAAATTCTTACCAAACTTGGTAACTTTTTTCGTTTTGGCGTGTTTTTAACCGCGGATTAACGCAGATTAACGCGGATTTATTTGCCGAAGAAGGAACATATTTTATCAAGACAACGCCGAATTATTTCTGATGCAGGAGAAAAAGCTTTTATCATTTCATTGCGTAAATGCTTTATTGCAACGGCTAATTTTGCGCGCGCATATATAGCTTTGTTCTTAAATCTGTTTTTTAATTCTTCATCAGATATGCCCTTTGTGATAGTGCTATCTTTATCTAAAATCCTCCGAAGTAAAGCTACTGCTTCTTTGTCTATATTCACCATCTTCAACCTTTCAGCAAATCTGCTTCTAATATACAGATTCTACCTCTTTTTGCCTTTATTCACTAATACTTTGTCCTGATTTTTCTTATCCCTTCTTTTTTAATCTCCTGTTTTGGCCTTGGCTTAATCATCGCCGGGTCCCGCAGCATCGTGGCCCCTGCTATCTCAGCTGCGAACATCGCATATATTGCACAGTCCCACAGGTGATTGGCCGCCTTTTCCGTCTTGGGCACCCATTTATTTTTCGGTTTTTTACTATTCTTCGGGTAAACGATGCGTCTCTCTTCCGATGTTAAATGCTTGATGACCTCTTCACTGGTTTCTTTATGCAGGTGAAAATATCCCGGTCCCGGCTTTTTAGATTCGAAGAGCAGGTAATACAATCTGTTTTTCAGATTATTTACATTCAAGTCATATCGTTTAAGGCCCCGCTCATCCGCCACCCTATAAACCCTTGCCTTGACCGAATCATCTCCGCCGACGGGAATAATCGGCAGCTCCGTACACTGCCTGCAAAAGTCCATCACCGTTTCTTTGCGGTAATTATAGTCGATACCGATTTTACTCAATCTTCCCATCACTTCCGACTTGTCTTTTACCGGCCAGGTAGCATTAAGATAATGCCGCAGTATTTCATAATTGCCCAGTTCGAGTGTATCGCCGGTATCAATCCGTGCCTCATAGATGGTCCATACTTCCGACAAATATCCCCATCCGAGGACCATAAGCCAGAAGTGGTCCATTTGTACATCGACTCCCGCCGTCAGCATCTGCACACCTTCCGGTATTACTTCCGGCTCATAGCTGCCTATGTGTGCAATGACTATCTTCTCATCGGTGACCTTTTCTCTTTCCTCCCACGAGTCTCCGCAGCGTGAATTGATGAAATTTTGTTTCGGCCTTTTATATCCCGCCTTCCATGCAATGTCCGCCCGTGCCCATTCATAAGCCAGTTGGTTGGCCGTAATGAACCCTGGGTAGACAAGAAAAGATGAAATATGATAACCTTTTCTCGGGTTGCTGAATACCTTGCCTATGATTCGGCCATCACTATCAACCTTGCAATCTCGCGGTGCCCACTTACCTGCTTCTACCCCTTCCCATCTCTGTTTTTCAGTCAGTCTTTTCCCGCATTCGGGGCATGTCCAGTGTGCACAATCGCCATACAGGTAATCTTTCGGGCTTAATAGGTTGCGTGCGGAATCTTTTTCCAGTTTGACATAGGCAGGCTCCCATCGGTGAATATACCTTTGTTTACAATGGACGCATTGCACCCAATATTCCCGCTGGTCGGTATCACTGTATTCCACATCATGTGCATCACCGGTAAGAACGGGTGTCGATGGCGCATATAGTTTTGATGTTGTGGAATAGGTAGTTAATCTATCACGTGCCAGGTCCACAGCGCCCGCCTCACCGCCCGTTTCTTCTTTGTATTTGGCCGCTTCATCGAGCATCATCTTTTGCAATGATACTGAAGCCATTGCCGATGCGCTCCCCGCCCACATAATATACAAAAACATATTATCGAGTTCTGTCTCCTGCCCTATTCGTAAATTATTAATATCATTGCCTGACAGATGTTTTAATAATGTCGGCGTTGACTGAAACATCGGCCTGATTCGCGTCCTCATCATTTTTTTAACGTCATTTTCCGTGGGCATGACGATTGCCATCGGCGCCGGGTCCTCATCGATGGTCTGGCCCAGCCAGTTTTCTCCTATGGCCGTTCCTGCGGATTGTGCGGATTTTTTGACCCAGACTTCCCGTGTCATCACATCGGACAGTGCATTCATAATCTCGGCCGCGTAGGGTGCCAGTTCATTCCGCCAGGGCCCGGAAATTTTCGACGTCTTTTTCGGCAGGATTCGTTTCTGCTCCGCCCATTCCGAAACAGAAAGCTTCGTGCGAGGGCTAAGGACTTCCAGCTCTTCCGGCTGCAACGGTAACGGTTTCGGCAACTTAGTCGTTAGTCGCTGGTCATTAGTCGTTAGTTTATGGTTCATTGCTTTTAACCATGGATTTACCTGTTAATTGTTTAGGCTCAATCACTTTACTTTCCACTTTTTTGCGTAGTCGAATTGGATCAATCCCTATCTTTTGCCATCTAACTGATTCATCAGGAATTAGTCCATTATCCGTACAAATTCTTTTATAAATCACTTTGTGACATTGTTTTATTAAAGGACTCATTTCCATTTTTCAAATCCTTTCTCTGTGCTCTCTGTGGAACCTCAAAGTTTTTTAAGTTTATATTCCAATCTTTGGACCTTCATCTTAAATAATCTCTTAAAAAATTCCTTTATTTCCCAGCACCACCAGCTATACCACCAGCTTATCCCTGTCGCTTTTCTCAAATCCGTATGTAACATCCGACAGAATTTTTTAAAGTTTGGCGTTTTACCCGCCTTAATCAGAATTTTAATCCTATCTCGCGGCGTTTTTCAAATCCTTTCTCTGTATTCTCTGTGCTCTCTGTGGCTAAATCTTTTAATACTTCGTAGTTTTTTGCTTCACGATTCATTGCATTAATCGCCATGAATGTTAATAATATCTTTCCCTCCACCATCAATCTATTGAAATCACGGCATTTTCGCCCATCGCATTCAGCTTGTGATTGAATTTGATAGCCTTTGCTTTGAAATATCTTTGTTGTCTTTCTGCTCTTGTTCGATTTTTCATTGTTCGCTCTTCATTAACGACTATTCACTAACGACTAATCCGCTCAGTAATTCGGAAAACTGTTGAGCGGCGTTTGGCGGCAAACACAATGCCTCCGGCACCTGGCATTGTCTCTTTAGTACCTCATTGAAGAACGAGCTTAGTATCTCTGTTATTTTTGCCTGTGGCTGGCCGTTGCAGAGCAAGGCGAGGTCTTCCGCCTTATGGCTGAACGAATTGAGCAGGTTCTGATGGCGGGCGAGCATACCCGCCATGACCTCAGTGCGCTCTAAGAGCTGGTTTCTCTGCCGGGCCAAATCAATCTCTAACCTATCGGCCTTCATTTTCGCTAAGGGATTAATCGAGGCCACCACCTGTGCCGGCAGCTTTTCGATTGTATATTTCTCGAACCAGTGAATAAACGCGGACAGATTAAAAGTCTTATCGGCATTTCGGGGCAGTCCTTTTCTCAACCAGTCATAAATACATCTTCTTGTTTTGCCCGTGATTTCGACGAGCTGATTGAATGTAATATTTCGGTAATCTTTTTGTGTTTGTATGGGCCCGGCGAATTTGCTTTTAAGTACCGCCTCGACCCGTTCTGTTATCGCATCCGTCCAGGCCGCCTTGATTCGCGGATACTTCTTGAACAGGTCGGAAAGATGTGTATCAATTTCCGCATCAGCCGCCGCCAGTTTTACGATTTCTTCGGTAAGCTCCCTGAATTGTTCCTTACCTGCCCCCGAAAGCTTCAATTCCAACTTCTGACTTCCAATTTCTGACTTTTGACTTTTTAAAAATCTGCCCGTTGTTTTATCTCGCTTTGGAGCTATTTTTTTAACTTTTTTTTTAGCCACGGATTTCACAGAGTTTTATTGTCTCCTATTTTAGATTGATGTGTTATCCAGCTAACCGGATAAAATTTAATTTCTTTATCCCATTGTATACCTTTTTCATCCGCTATCCTTGTAAAACAGGCAAGGCATATTAATTTCCTTGTTCCGCCATAGTTTTAACAACAGCGGATCTGTGTTAATCCGTGGTTAAACCTAAAAAAACAATCCATAATATTTATCAAGCCACTTTTTCAATTTGATTATATCTTCCTGCGGCAGCATTATTGCCGCATCATCTTCTGCCGGATGGCTCAGCCGGACTAAAAGGCCGTCTTTTTGCAGGTGAATCAGCTGCAGCTTATAGCCGTTCTCAACCGTAAATACTTCGGGGACGATATTTGTTTGTTCATCGTTCATTGCTTATGCAAACAAATTTCCTTTTATCAGGGCGTTCACTAGCAAAACTTCTATTACTTTTGTCTTATTGTTTTTATTTCTCATCCCCTGATTAACCAGTGACTTTGTAACGGTAATCTCGTGGCGATGCCAGCCCGGGTATAGCTCAGCCAGTTTCGGGTGCTTGTAATAGCTGACGACGATTCGCGTATGCGCAAACCTCTGCAGCAGCGCCGCCAACCGCTCGTGGTCTTTGTTCTCGAAATCATGGATATATTTCGCCCCTTTTGTTATATATGGCGGGTCGATATAAATCGCTGTCCCCGCCTTATCATCAATCCGCTCTAATAGTTCGAACGCATTCCGCTGCAGGATAGTCACATTGGTCAATCTCCGCCGCCAGGCAGGTATGGATGCAATCGCTGACTGGACTCGTTTGGCAGTATGGCCACTGTTGGCCGTATAACGAACACAGAACCCCTGATTATAGCTCGGAGTACCTCCTACGCCGTTTCTGCCAAGCCAGGAGCATAAGAAGTAATCATAAGCCCTGTCTAAATCGGGCGCCGATTCCGGTGCATGATATCCCCGGCCTTTATACCGCTCTGCAGCTTCGCGAAAGAGTTGCTCGTGCATCAGCGTGCGGCGGAGCCGGCGATACAATTGAGGTCCGAGATTAATGTCTTGAATCACCTTTGCGAGGTTAATTAGGTCCGCGTGGAGGTCATTTACAGTTTCCATTACGCAGGGCAGCTTTGCCATAAGAACCGCCATCGAGCCGCAGAACGGCTCCCAATAGACCCGGTGTTTGCCGAGCAGCTCAACAATTCGCGGCGCCAGATTCCTCTTTCCGCCGAACCATGGTGCTATCGCCTTGATTTTCATTTCACTCTTCACAGTTCCAGTATCTCACTATTCAATCTTATAGTTCCATTGCCTCTTACGAGCAGACTGAGCGAATTAAGCTGGCTGATAGCGTTCTTAAACCCCCCTGATACTTTATAATCAGTATTTTCTGCGAGCTCTTCTTTTGAAAATTCATCATTCGGATTTTGCATCAGGAATTGATAAATCACACTTGCGCATAGAGGTAATTTCTGTGCCCAGTTTTCGATAGTAAATGTCTCATGCAGGTTTATATCATCGCCTAATAATTCTATAGTCTCGGATTGAGCTTGCGGATTGAATATAATCTCTTTACCCCTTCTTATGATAAGCCCTGCCGCATTCAGTTTGCTTATAGCATTTTTGAACCCACCTGATTTGTTGGAATAGCCAGTGAATACTCCGACCAATGTTATCTTGAATCCCCGCTGCGGATTATTATAGAGCAGTGATAGTATCGAGCGTGCGCAGCGGCCAAGGGGTTTATCGCCTTCTATTGCCGCCGGAGGTCTTATCCGTGCCCTTTGAGTGGTTTGGGATGGTCTATTGGGTGTTCGCTGCTTTATGCCTGCAGAGACGCCCGTAATGAGGTCTTTAGAGGGCTGTTTTATCTCGAATGGATTCGACCGGCTCACCACAGGTTTGCTGTCAATCATTATTCCTTCGGTCTCTGCTAATTGGCCGATTTGATTAAGCTTTCGCATCAGTAATTGACTGGTTTTTTCTATCGTTTTTAATCGTGTTTTATATTGTGTTTCCGCCTCGGCGAATCCCTTCTTTCCCGCTGCCTCGATTTGCTTTTCACTTGCCCCAGAATGTTGCTGTCGGGGATCTGCTCTGCCAGTTGATAATTTCTTCAGCTCCCTCTGTAGCTCCCTGTTTTGTTTTTTAAGCTCTTCGAGCGTTCTGACCTGCGATTGTGCCTCTTTAGGCAGGTCGTTGAGTTTCGAAAGCATTGCCTTTATCTTTGCCGTCGGCGGCGTGATTTTGCCTTTAAGGTCTATGCCGACTTTAGAATGTGTCGTTTGTGTTTTTGCTACTTTGACTTTTTCTATACCATCGCTTTGAGGGTCAAAAAAGTAAAACGTGCCCGGGGTCAGTGTCCGCAACGATTTTTTATCAGCTTTCGAGGCGAACCCGAGTATTTCCGATGCCCTGTTCATATCAATATCGAGACTCGTTCTGCCGACCAGATAGTAATTTGCCTCGGCGACCGCATCCTTATGGAGTTTTGATATTCGTTGTGTGGAAAGGATTCCGCAGTAACCGCGTTTGCGGCCACGGGTCATAAGGTCTATTACCGCATGTGCCGAGGCCTGTTTTTCCTGCTGACCGCACAGGTTATGTGCCTCATCGACTATTACAAGGCAGGGTTTCCAGTATTTATGCGGCAGCTCCATCAGGGCATCGAGGAATTTCTTGACGTATAGAATCCTGTCGTGTAGTTTTAAATCTGAAATATCGATGATTGTCGAAACGCTAAGCTCCATCAATTTTCGCGGCAACAGCGGCGCAGCGCTTATATTTATGGGTACATCACCCGCCGGGCCGATTAGCAGAAAATCGAATTTTTCTCTAAGGGTCTTAAACTCGCCTTCGTAATCGAGGACTATCGACATTACATTTTTGCCGGCCTCTTCGAGTATTTTGCGGAGTGCATATGATTTCCCGCCGCCCGAATTGGCGCAGAGCAATGCCCTTGATGCTATTAGCTTCGGCAGCTCTATCTTTATTTTACTATCTTCGAATATCTTCATTTATTTTTGCCCTTTTGTGATTTCGCCGATGAGTCGACAGGCACATCCCAAACGAGGATTAAACACCCCATCACATTTATTTTTCCGGAGGTGCTCATTTATTATTTGTTCTATTGTCATCTTTTTTCCCTTTCAAATTAAGTTATTATTGCAGGGCAAGCCTTTCGGCTCACCCATCCATCCATCCATTTTCATCGCCCCATCCAAAGCGCTATTAACTTTTCAAAATCCTTAACTTCATTTTTGTTCGGCCAACAGACACAATACGAAATTTGCTGCCTCTAATTATCAGTTCCTCGCCTGCACAGAAAATTCCGAGGGTGTTTGAATCGTTTGTTTGAAATGGCCTTTTAAATATTTCTTCAGCCTTTTTCTTACTTATTGGAGCAAATTTTCCTAATATTTCTTCAGCCTTTTTCTTACTTATTGGAGCAAATTTTCCTAATCCCGTGTCCATAATCTTCACCTTTCAAATTAAAGTTAATATTTGCAGACATATATAATAGCGGGAGCTGGATTCGAACCAGCGAAATCGTGCTAATGAGGCACGCCATTTAGGCCACTCGTGCATCCCGCGGTAAAACAGGGCTGGGTGCGGAGGGAGAGGAAAAAGCGAGATATCCCCAGCCCTGTTGATTGCAATATCCACACACCTGCCGAGCGCTTGCTCTATTCCGAGGCTTGCCCCGCCACCACCGGCAAAATTATCGATTATCAATTCCTTTGCATTCATTTACTAAATTCCCGTATCAACCTGTAAACACCACCGATAAGACAGGGCACGGCTATTATTAGCATTCCGATACCAATTGACTAATTAAATTCTTGCCAAAACATAATCCCGATTCTCATTTTCTAAATATCACCTCAATCAATTTATAAAACTTCCGAATATTCTTTTAAATCGCCGGATACAATTCCCTTCTACGAAATCTCTCCGGCCATTCTGCCCGGCTTAAAATTTTTTCTACATTACCGCCTTTTACTTCCGCCCAAACAGGGGCCTTACCCTGTGGTTTGCCGCACCATATACCTCTTTGATATTTTTCAATAAACCTCCGCTGCCATAAATCGTAATTAAAATTGCCGAACAAATCCGTCTCAACCAATGGAAATAACTTAATAACCTGTTCAAGTAACTTACCGACAATATCGTCTTTATAACCGCCCCCATGATAATCCTTGCCTAAACCCACGAAATATGTCCAATAACCTTTGAAAAAACAGTCATTAATACCGGGGCACCAAAACACCCACACATACAATGGTTTTCGCTGAACAATTCCGTATTCCCGCTTCCACCATAAATGTCCTTCCATCCGTTCTTGTTTTTCTCGGAGAATGTCCGATTTGTATTTAAACTCCCACGGTGCATACATGTGTTCTCGAAAAGCAGACACCGCGTCTTTCGGCCAAATGAGAGGTTGGAGCCGTTCCACTTCTATTCCCGCCTCTTTAAGATATTCTCTTGCTCGCCGGCGAGATTCGTCACTCAGTAAAAACCCAAGGGGATGTTCCGATGCTTTTTTGTCTCTTATAATTACACTACTCATATAAGAACTTCCTGCACAGATTGTCATTTTCTCTTCTCAAATTTTCTCTGCCTATCCGGCATAGCTCGATGTTCTCTCAACGTAAACACTCATTCCTCAAATCTCATCTTAATTTTTCTGAAAATCCCGTTTCGGCGGACTCCTTTCGTCTAAAATTACACCATCAACCTCTTTCGGTCCGAACAACCAACTAAAAAATCTTCTTATCCGTCCCTGACCTTCGCCAACCTTTTTACAGTTTTTCATAAATCTGCCTCCCGGGTTAAACCCCGCCGACAATTGCTGTCAACTTTTTACAGTTTTTCATATCTGCCTCATGGGTCAAAAGTAAGCCGCTATTTGCCTGATAAAAAACCATCCATAACCCCTTGTAAACACCGTAGTTGTGAATGTGAAGTGATAAAAAAAAAATTCATAAGCACTTGAAAACCGGCAGTTTTTAACC